TTAGCTGGAAAAAGGGGGGGCGCCGAATACGCCAATCACACCGTACAAACCGGCTAGGGCGTCGCTGAAAATTTTTCGTCCCCAATCAGTTACGTCATCAGCGGCCGCTGTAAACGGAATCCATCTGTTTGCTGTGAAAATCTCGCAATCAATCGAGGTCCCCTCTGCGTTTACGTAACGGCAATTACGCACCCGCGCAGAGCCGCGACCGCTTTTTAACAGAGAGGGCGTTAACAGGCTGTCGCTATCAATTCTGAGAAAAATCAATGCGCTGCGCATTGATTTAACACTCGCGTCTGTATTTGGTGTTGTGCTGCCTTGCAAACGCCAACTCCCACCGCTGGGCTGCTGCGTGTGACTCATGCCGATCATCGGGCCGCTCCCCTTATCGATCATTGTCACGTTGCCAACGTAAATTGACGACGCGGAAACAATCTCCCCCGGCCGTAGATATGACGTGCCTTTATCAATATAAAGATATCCAAAAATTGTGCTCCCCGGGGCGTCCCACGCTGGCGGGATGTACGGCGCAGGCGTGCCGATTTTTTCTACTGCGGTTATCGCCTGCGCAGCAGCATCCTGAGCAGTAGCCGCCGCGGCCTTCGCCTCGTTAACCAGTTCCTGGATCTCGGTCAGCGCCGCCGGCGTCATTTCGTCTGCGCTAAAATTAGTTAAATAGTTGTTTAGCGTACCGTCTGGGCTGTCCGGATTAACATTAATCACGCCCAGATACGCGCCACAACCAGTGACGACATAAACGCCGGGCTTCATATCAAATTTGTACTCACCCGCCGCGCCTGTTTTTTGCTCTACAACGGTGGTCATTACTACGCCTGAACTCGTGACCCGCGCTGTTAATACTAACTGAACGCCGACAACTGGCCCACCGATCCCGTTTGCGTATACACCCGATATTACTGCCATTTCATTTACTCCAGTGACAGTCGAACCGAAAAGCCGTTTTCAGCAAGCGTCAGGCTCAGCGTGTTGATAGTCCAGTCCCGGTCCTCCTCGGTCCCGAATCCTTGAGTTGTGACTTTGCATTCTGCTGTCAGCGACACTAAATCGAGCGTCGCTGGCGTCGTGTACGTCATAGAGAACTCTTTTTTAGCTGCACCGCCCTTGAGCCCTGGTGCAGCTTCTTTCGCTGCGTCGAGCGACGGCTCAACTGTCGGCCATTCAATGACAGGATCGCCGCCACTACCTGTCCGCAATTCTTTGATCTGCCCAGTTGCTGTGTCGTGATATTTAATCAGATACGTCGGTTCCGGATTTTCGCCACCGCTACCACTATCGCCACTTTGTCCGTTTCGTGAATAACCCCAGCTGGAGTTATCACGACGCGTGAGCGTGTAGTGCTGAAGCGGCGCTCCGCTAACAGATTCGCCCGCGCCGCGCGGCAGGAATATCCAGTACCCTCCCGCGGGTTTACTCACCGCATCGAATCGTGTTGCTAGTCTCGACATCAGGTGCATATCTGACTCGCCGACTTGATCGAGTTGCGTGATAATATTGTCTGCAAACCGCTTTGATACGCGTGGTTTTAGCCCGTTATCGCTCGCTATTGTTGCAACGATATTGCTGACAGTGACGTCGCTCCAGGAGCGAGTTTTTTTGCTCTGAACTGTCGGAGAGCCTTTTGATGCGTTCATCGGCGCTGCTTTTGCTGTGAAATCAACTACCCGGGGTTCACCGCCACTGCTCGCACCATCAACGATGTATACACCCTTATCAATTATCTGATTACCGAAACCGAGCCCAATACTGATTTTTACTCCGCGGGCCGGAATTTTCAGAGTTTCAGAAACGATTGCTACGCGTAATTCGTCTGTCTGTTTACTCGAACCACCATAATCTGTGAGCGTGATATTGATCAAACCTTTTCTTATTTTATCCGTGATGTTTTCATTATCAGCAGATATATAAAAATTGGGCTTCCATGCTTCCACGCCAGTATTTACGTAATCACTCATTCATCAATCCCATAATTGCGTTTCTTTTTTAACCGGTTCGGGGTCGATTTCTGGTAAAACAATTTTTTCTCCTGCACGAAACACGGCACACATATCCGTTACGCCGTAATTTAAAACCTGATATAACACGGTTTCTGTCGTTTTTGCTGTTCTCCCGTAGACAGCAAGGCAGATCTGATCGAGACGGTCACCGTCCCGTGTAGTGTATGTAATCATTTGGGGCCCCATTAATTAAAAGGATTTCATAATGAGAATTAATTTTAGTAGTCGGAGAGGTATTAGTATTTCGGCGTCAAAAAAATACCATCAGGTTGTTTTACATTTATGTTCGTAGTTTTTTTTATTTTTATACTTGTTAAGTGCTCTGGTAGCGCTTGATTTTGTATTAATCTAGCGAAACTCCATAATATTCGAGCGTGAGTGAAAAGTCCTGCGATTTTGGGGTTCCGCCCATCAAAAAGCTGTTTTGCGTTTCAGTTAGTTCCCGCAGCACCCAGTACCCCTTCACTTCCCCAGTCCCCAGCACTAGCTGCTGGGGTTCTCCCGTGTTTCCCAATGCCCGCAAATCCGTCAACAGGCCAACGCCGCACCCGTCAAGAAATAACGCGTTTATTTTTCCATCAATCGTGATAGTGGGGTTCGGTCGTCCAGTTATCTGCAACGCGTCGTTTTTCCCGAATCGTGTTTGCTGAGCCCAGCGCCAGGCGTCACTACGTTGCAGTTTGTTGTACGCTACTGTTGATATAGCAAAAATGAAATCACCCAAGCCGAGCATGATGTCTTCAGCACCGTTTATTGCATCACTCATTGTCACCCCGCCGGAGCTGGTTTATCAAACATCGCGCCACGATTGTACGAACTCGCAACTTGTCTCAACCCATCGAGCACCCCCGATGCTGCAGATTGCTGTATTGATTGCGGATCAGTTGCTCCGACAATATTGATTTCAATTTTATTGTTTTGCTCTGGAGCAGGAGTTGCGACTGCCTGTCTCAGCGCGTCAATATTCAACGTTGCTGAGTTTTGTGATTCAGGCGTTGAGTTTTTATTTATTAATCCAGTAAACGGGTTAGCAAATGAGAGCATTGATTCAGCCTGTGATTTTGCACGAGCAAGACGTTCAGGGTGTCGCATATTATCTACGGCTTCGTCGGCTTTTGCTTTTGCTACATTATCTGCTGCCTGTCCGGGATTCGGTGAATATTTACCACCACTATCCATGAATTCCTGATACGCCTTATTATATTCTTCGTTATATACGCGCTGTTCCTCGTCTGTTTTCTCGTCCGGAATTAACCACTCAAGTTTTTTTGCTACTGCCCAAATTATTTTTCCGAATTTAACGCAAGCTTCGCCAAAACTGACTATCCCCTCCCACATTTTTTTCATGCTTTCGGGCTTTACCCACTCAGTAATTGTGCTGACAAATCCGCCCTGATTGTCCTTAAACCATGCTGTAAATGTTTCGCGTACTGAGTCAAACGTCGGCGCGAGTTCCCCCCCGATTTTACCGAGTGTATCTGCAAGCCCCGACGTAATAGAGCCCCACAGATTTGTCACTGATACATGCGCACGCGCCGCTCCTTCCGCACCCTCTTTTGTTAACAGATTCGATTTTTGCGCGTCGGCCATTGTCTGTTCCCAACTTTTACCAGTGGCCTTCATATACGTCATGATTTTATTAGCTTCGCCCCCCATGAGCTGGTCAGCAAGACTCGCCGCTTGCTTCTCATCTTTCATTTCAGAGATGCGACGCATAACCTCATTAAACTGTTTTTCCCGATCCCAGCTAGCCATTCGTTTTTTCGTCAGGCCGATTTGAAACAACATGGGATTCAGGTTTTTTTCGTTTCCGATTTCGCCGATTTTATTTGTAAGTTCTTCTGACAAATCCCCGATATTTTCGCCGTTAAGCCCGGCTGCTTTACCGATATTGTCCCACGCGGCGTATTTTTCGACGCCAACGCCGTAGGACTTCGCCAGACCGAGTTTTTCTGACGTCTCTGCATTCATTGCCAGCGCACCAGCAGCTGCACCGCCAATGAGCCCCGCCGCGCCAAGCGTCCCCCATTTGATGCCTTTTCCTGTTGCCTTTATCGTTCTTGCAGCCGCTCGCCCTCCCCATTTTGCAGCCCCTTTTGCGCGCCCCGTCCATTTCTCCAGCCGCTGTTTTTTAGCGAGCTGAGTATTCAGAGCTTCCTGGTCCTGTGTTGTCGCTTTTATCCGACGGTCCAGCTTTTGATACTGAGCAGATAAATCAGAAACGTCTTTACCCGCCAGTTTCATTGCTGCGATTTTGTCTTTTAATTTATCCTGGCTTTTCGTTAATTTTCCGACAGTAGACGACGTCTGCCGAATTGCATCGTTGAGTTCTGTTGTACCACGCCGAAACGACGGGTCTATTCGCCCCCCGAATACAACCTGAGTTTTAAAGTTTTGAGAAATAGCCATCGGTTTTCATGACCTCGTTTACATAGAAATTAAAAACCCGATACGGCAGGTCCATTTGCGTATCGGGCGGGATGGCAAGTTTTTTCGCAATAAACGGAATCAGAATAACTATATCTGACGTCGGCCTTTCGGGGGCTTTACCAGTTCGTTAAACGCGGCCTCCATTTGATCGTAATCGCACGCAGGCAGTGCATATAAATCATCTCGCTCCAGATTTGCCAGGCGCGCCAGCATTGTCGCTGTCCGCTCTTCAAGACCACTTTTATCGTTACTGAACATAATGCGGTCGCGTAATTTTGGTTCGCGAATAGTAATTGTATCGCAACTCTCGCCCTTAATAATAAACGGGCGAGAGAGCGTAATAGTCATACTGTCTAATAAGGATTCCATTTTACTTACCTTTTAATATACATGAAGGATTCGAGCGACGCCTGCAAGAACATCAACACCGTTGATAACACGCTTCATTTTTGCAGGATGAATTTCGTAAATAATTCGTCCATTTTGAACTCGTTTATAATAGCTCGGAGCAATCGTTACTGATTGCCCCACTGACGATTTTGAATCAGTCCCCTGAGCGTCATCAGTGATTGCCGTAATAAGTCCCTCGTAGGTATCAATACGCTCAAAATTTATTCCATAGGAGTCTGTGTACGCACTACGAATTTCAAACCGCGTCTTGACTCCCGGTATTAACCCGAAATAGCTCATAACACCAGAATCAGAACCAGAAACTTTAAAACTGGCTGACATTTTCTCCATCCCCCCATCCAGTGTTATGGCTGTATCCATCGCGCCTGTTTTAAACTCGTCCTCGATTATTTTCATATCAACAGGAGTATATTCAGTACAATTTAAAACCCGTTCACCTTGCACGAATAGCGCAAACGCGCGGTAAGCGTTGCTATCTGACATATTTACTCTCCGAATTATCAGGCTGTTTCTTTAAAAAGTGAGGCCAGTGCTTCAACTGTATAGTCATTATTAATGCGGTACATTAACGTAATTGTTTGTGCCGGAGATTTCGGACCAAAATCAACATTAATATAAAGATTACCAGCGGCCAGACTTTCTTTTGTATTCAGCTCACCGTCTAACCACGCACGCCCTCCGTTAATCGCGCCCTGCTCCTCTAATTTGTGCAGATATGCGTTTATCGACTCGACAACGTCTGTTCCGAGGTGCAGATCTATCGGACGATCAATAAAATCGGTCATCATTGCCCGGGCTATAGAATCCTCAATTACGTCAGCTGTTCGACGAACGCATTCAAAGGACCATTGGGGACTGAGGCTACACAGATAGTTACCCCAGTGCCGGAACCCGTCATAGCGAATAATTGTGCTGACCTGACTGGCGTTCAACAGGTTCGCTGTGCAGTTTGTCTCACCAATAATAAAATCGTCGACTTGTTCAAGCCCTGTAACTCCGTAGATATTCTGGTTCGATTTACTCCACCAGAATCCTTTTTCATTATCAATTCTGGCTCGCAAACCAGCAGCGATAGCTGAATACGGACGAGATAACCCACTGACATCACTCGTAGAATAAACGCGAGGGCGTAAAATTTCCATCCTGGCGCCATATCTCTGACGACGATTCACAACGTCAGCAGGCGTAGCGCCTCGCGGTGAATCGATATACCCAACACCTCGTAATTTATTTGTCACCACTTCAAGTTGTTCAGCGATATAATCGTTAGCACTATAATCTGGAGCAATTAAAATTCTCGGAGTCACTTGATTTATTTGTGCAGACGTCAACAATGCGTTAATCCCGTTAACGACGTTCTGCCTCATTTTTGTTTCGTCACTGTCTTCTTCAACGCGGACAACAACAATAATAGCGTCATCCTGATTTAGGATTTCAGATACAGCGGGAGGAAGGGTGCCAGACCCACCGAGCAATCCAGCTTTTTTTTGACTGCCTGCAATTAACGTCGGAACATTATATTTGAACGATTCGTCTTTACCACCGGATAAATTTGTTGGGGGGAGCGCGAATACAGTCCCCGTTCCTGCGTGATCACCACCGAATGTGACGTTAATATATTCTCCAATCTGGAGTCCTTCTTTATACTGCTGGTTCTGATCGTACATTTTTGACGGAGTCATGGCACCGTCCGTGATCATTGTTAATTTTCTCGAACCGTCGGGCAGTGTGCTGTATCCTGGAGTTGCTACATTCCCGTTAATACCGAGATTGACGATTTCGACAATCCAGTTGTTTCCGTCGGCCCCAGGCATGACAGTGGAAAACTGAACAAGATTATCTGCGAGTTCTGATCCCCATAGTAGTGATGCGCATGTGGGGGCGCTCGCATCCGGGGCAGTGCCGACGATACCGATAACGGAAATATCGACCGTGCTGATCTCTTTTGTTCCGTCGTCGTATTCGAGCGTGCGGGGGCCGTGCAAAAAATTAGTGCTCATTTATTACCTCCATCAACTTTGATAACCGTTTGTTACTGTGCCGTACATACCGTTTATTGCGTTTTGATATAATTGACGACCGTATTCCTCAACATCATTATTATTTGTCGTGAATATTAGTCCGGTTCCAACTCCCTCAATATCGCATTCAATGTTTATGTAGGCAGTTTCATACGTTCCCACCACGCCACGGCCCTGAGGATAATGAGGTTTTTTTATATTGCTGAATTTGTTTATATTGCCAACAGGAATTCGCCGAGCCATTACAGCACCAGAAACACCGCCATTCAGTTCGTATCCGCTAGATACTGTCACTAACGGAATGGCAATTAATTCCCACAATCCAAATAAATATCCATGAGCCAAAATTTCAAGGCTGGGATTCGCTTTAAATATCACAGAAGAAAGCCGGTAACCAGGCATGGTTTTATTTGTCGCGTCAGGTTCAGATTGCTGCGGAAACAGAGCAACTAAATTAAATGCCCCGTCGCCGCCCAGTTTTGCGTATCCCGAATCCACATTAACATTGCCGTCAGAATCAGGCTGTAAATGGTTAACCGTCATGACTGGGTTTATATTATTTAACTCATTATCCACTTCTGAAAATTTATTATCTATCTCTTCTTTTTTATAATAGTTATTTAAGTTAACGCCGAGATTTTCTCGCCCAGCTTGTTGCGCCGCCGCGCCCTTATCTTTAATTTCAGATAAATTTTTGCTTATCTGCAAATAACGCTTATCTGCATCTGCTTGGCTCATTCCACTACTGTTATCAATGACAACGTTAACAGTAGACGCGCTGGACACCGCGAGAGTGTATTTATATGTGATTGAAATCAGCGCGCCGTTGCTGTCCGTGGGTTTTAAAATATCCGGCGAGCGTGCTACAGAGTACAGCTCGCCTTTATCTGTTAATATTCCAACCTCTCGAATAGTATAACCGCCGGTTTCCGGTGGTACGTACAGTGTAAAAATAACCTGATTGCCGCTATTTTCTGACGATTTAATATCTCCGCGATACGTTTCGTGAATTAATACTGTTCGTGACGGGTCCGGTGTTACGTCGTCGTTTCCGTTCGCGTCACCAATAACGAATTTATTCAGTACTACCGGCACACCTGATGCTAATGCCGCGGCCTCAAGTTGTGCCCCCCGGTCTGTCAGTACTGCGTAAATTTTATTTTCAGCCATTTGGCCCTATCTCCACATTTAAACTAACAATTGGTGAGCCTGATATATATAGCCCGCCGTTAATTTTTACACCGCCGTCGCCGTCTGCTGGAATATTTACGCCTATTTTCGCGTAAGGTGCACCAGCTATAAAAAACTCACCATCGACACCCGTTTCAAAATTTATTTCTTTTAATAAGGAACGGCAATTTTTTGCATCAAATATTTGTGCAATAAAGGTATTCAATAGTTCTAAATCTAACCCTATACTTTTTAGCAGATATATTTTAATTGCGAATGTATACGGGTCGTCCCTGGGCGTGGCTTCAAACCACTCTCTCATTTTGCTCTCAAATCCCACCGTTAATAATGCTCGTTCGACGGCACCACGCGTGCCGCGATATTTATTTTGCCAGGCTGCGGCCTTAATAATTTCGCGTTTTTGCTGCTCACTCCAGTCGGGGTTCCAGTAGGTGACCGCGTACTCCCACGCCAGCCACGGCAACAGATTTGCAGGGCACAAATCGGGATTTTTAATAATTCGAATATCGCCAGGCAGATCGCCGACGTGAGATAAAACAACCTCAAGCGCCCTCTCGGGAGTTATTGCGTTCGGAGGCAGCACACTTTGACTTGCCATAGCTACCCCATTTGCACGCTGAGTTTAATTTCAGTGCAGTGCGGAGCCTGTCCGACGCCAGCAATCACGTCCTCTGTTGGCGATATCAGAATCACACGTTCAGTGCCGTCACGATGTATCGCGTCGTAAATTCCTGACAGAGCTGCCGTCGCTCCGATTTTATGCTGCGTATCCACATATATCGCCAAATCGCTCTGAGCACCGTTAAGCAAAACGTTCTGGTCGGGTCCAAGCCCGGCTACGATAACGGCCTCAACCCGGTAATTCAGGTTCGACGCAGGTTTTACTGTAACGAAATCGGTTAGCGGTCGGGTGTCATCAGGAGACAGCGCTGCATTAACTGTATTCAGTAGTGATTGAGGCGGAGTGCCGTCGCCGGTTCGCGACAGGACATACATATCGACGTACCCTGGTTGTGTCACCGGCGGTCCGTATGCCTGAGCTGACAGAACGTCGGGATCACTCGATAGCGCGAAATAGTTATACGCGTTTGTACTGCCGGCAGTATTCCGCGCGTACCACGATAGCTGTATGCGATGACGATACTCGTCGTCACTCTCGTAAACCGCCTCAGTCGGGGGAATCGCATCACGATTAGCTGGCGTTATCAACAGCCGCAGGCAGTCAAAATTAGCGCCAATCTGGTCGAGGTCCCACTCTTTTGCAAACGCGAGTAATACCGCGAGCATCCCCTGATTTACCCGCGCTGTAATGATAATTTCTCTGTATGCAACTATTTCCAGCAGTTTAACGGCCGGGTCTGACTCCAGGAGTGCGTTAAATTGTGGATATAATATCTGCAGCTCTGACAATAGATTAGATTTAACATCTGAAAATAGCGGGGTTTTAACAAACGCGGGCGGCGGCAGCAGACTCATATCAATAGTTTTCACTATCGAATTCTGAACTGTTAATGTTATCAAAATATCAGCTCCATATTATTAAACTCTAATCGCTGTTGTGTTTCGATATCTGTTGCGATAATTAATATTGTTATTTTCCCGATATCCACTGCTAACACATTTATTCTGTCAATTCTGACGCGTGGTTCCCAGCGTGCTATTGCTCCTGCACTTTCCATCATTATTCTCATAGCAAGCGACGGATCAGTGGGATTATCAACGAGGTCAAATAATTTGCTTCCATATTCCGGCAGCATTACACGTGTTCCCAGCGGGGTCGTTAAAATATCAACGATAGACTGACAAATGTGGTCAACCCCGGATAAAGGTTTACCAGTGTTACGGTCCATTCCAAGCATATTTACGCCATTGGTTGGTTCGGTTGTTGTGTTTCCCCGTCCGGACATATATGAGTGTGTCCGTTATACGTTGTGCGGACTTCAGCTATTGTGCCTTGTCGATCCTGCACCTCTTGCCCTGCTAACACACTACCGCGAGTTGTGATATTACCTGTTCCACCGTTATCTCCAGTGACAGAAATATCGTTATGGAATGTCGCTAATTTATCTACTACTAATGTCTCGGTAATATGAGTTGGACCAGCTAGTGTTATCCCACCCGGAGCCCACGCACTGATTGTTTGAGCTGTCAGCGATATTCTGTTCGCAGCAGTAACACTAACAGAACTCGTTGCTATAACGTTCACTAAATCAGCATGTGCGTTAATTGTATCTGTCGCTGTCACATTAATAATATCAGCGTCTGCGTTAATTAATTTTCCACCGTGAATATTGACAACGTTTTCGCTATTAATAGTAACGTCTGCACGTCCGAATATTTCTATTTCAGACTCACCGAGTATTTTTACTACGCCGTCCGGTACGCCCTGCCATGTCAGAGTGTGATTTTTTGTGTTATACGTCATCGTAGCCCCGTCACAGTATGCAGTGACATGATCATGTGGGTCACTACTGGGCGGAGCTTTGTCGTCAATGTGTAACCCGAGCATAACTACACCGTTCCGCGTGTCCCCGCCCTCAGAAACAACGGTAACGGGATCACCCACTGATGGAGCGCTCCAGTCGACGCGCTCAGACGTTGCGTGTGTAAACCACTGTAGCCAGCCTGACTGGTGCTCGCCGCCAAATGAGACGCGGCAACGGGGAGGATTCATTTTAACTGCAGCTATCGTGCCGCGTTTAACTGCGTCACGCAGCCGACGCGCGTTCTCCGCTGCGGCATATTCATCGTCCGATTGGGCCATAGTAGTCGCCCTCATGTTCTGCGCCGATATCTGGCGCTATTCCGACGTATATATTTTTCAGGGTTCCCTGTGAGGGATAATCGAAAATATCTGGACCAACGCCTACAACCTGCGTGAACGACACGCACTGAACTGAATGCGAACCGACTGACTGCCCGTTTTTAATCCAGTCACACGGTTCCGCGTCGCTGAATTTTGCTGGTTTAGTTCCGGCACCAAACATTCGCCCATTAATCCAGCTCGTCATATAGAGCGCTGCATTCTGCGATTTCAGTCCGTACTGATCAGCCGCAAACTCACGCAGCAAATACAAATTACACGACAGCTCGACTGACTGAATTGAGCCTGGAACCGATTCGTCACTCTGTGACCAGTTGCTGATTTCCAGGAACAGAGCTGGCGTTTCAAATCCTGCCGGAATTTCTGGATAAATGCCGAATGTTTTGATGAACGGTATTTGTAAAACCGCGCCTTTAACGCGATCAAGATATTCGTCAAATGCATCCAGTCCGCTCATAATCGTTTCCCTGTTTTTGGGTCTACGTGGACATTACCTTTCACGCGACCACGCAAGTCCTGTTCAAAAAAACCCATGAACACGGTGCCAATGTTTTCAAAAATATAATCATCGATAGCATCCTCCAGCGCTTCGTGCACCGGTACGCGAGCCTCTTCGATTCCTCCGCGAGCCAGTCGAATCCAGACACTTTTCGCACCGTAGCGTTTCGCTACGAATGAATCGGGCCAGCTCAGCATCGCCAGCCCTGCACTTTTGGGTGTAAAAGTTGCCCCTCGAGCGCCTTTTTTTGTTTTCAAAAATTGACCGGTCTCTGGATTGCGAGGCTGCTTCTGCTTCCTGGGATTTTGTAATCGCCCCTTTAGCTCAGATACACGGAAATCGTTCAGGCCGTACCAGAGTTTTACGCTACTCAGATCTCCTGCCCCTTCTTTTGTAAAATCGCGGCGCTTAATGAACGGTTTGATTCGTTTATCTACGGCCTTATGATTTTTAGCTGCCAGTGCAGTCAAAATCATTCCTGCTGAAATTCGGTGCATATGTTTTGCAGTTCGGTTCAGCGCCCTGTTGTATGCCATTAACATTTGATGTTGCGTCGCGCTGATTTCGACTCTGAGCTGCTCCAGCGCCGAAACATCGATATCGAACATCTGCGCGTTACTACGTAAATCGGCCACGGTTCCCCCTTAGTAGGACCGCGGTCCCACTTAGTATTTTGAATACTCGCTGTTTTCGCTGGACGTATGAGGCTCTAAAAAAATATTCGTGAGCCCGACACCGTCTGGCTGAGACTCTTTAACCACGTAATCGGTCCAGCCAGACCAGGTAACAGAGCCGTCAGGTTCGATGCTGCGCTGCTTTGGAACCCGGACGACGTCACGCGCAACAATGCCGGCGACGTCGTCTGAGAGCGCTGTCAGGCTCGTTACTGTACCGGTAATAAAACCAGCGTGAGGAACGTCAACGCGCGCGTAAGGCTCGTTGAAAATAGCGATAATGGGGTCGGTTTTACCGCGTAATTTAACGGGCCGTCCCCACTCCAGAATCATCTCCTCATCGCCGGCCCGGAGGTCATCGTAGTAGCTCATAGAGCGTAAACGTGATCAGCTGCGATGAGGTCTGCAACCTCTGGTGAATCAACAACAATTTCACGGCCAGCGGCAACAATCTCGCGAACGCGACGCCCGTTCACGTAGTGATATACATCCAGCGTGTTACGCAGCTTAACGCGGCGCGTAGCGGGAGACAGTTCTGGTTGTGACGTCGTGCTCGCGATTGACGGTTGTTCTGCGCTGTCATCATCAGTTTCATCTGATGCGTTCGCATTAATGTTGGCATCACTCGCGTCACCGGATTGCTCGTTCAAAATATCGAGCTCTGACTCAGCGCCAGCGACGATTGATTCCAGTTCAGCAATAGTCCCGCTGCGCGGTAATTCGCGACCGAGCTGAGCGCTCAGATCGTCAATGCGCGCCAGCAATTCTGTTTTTGTGCTCATGTTGCTTCCTTAACAAAAAAGAGCCTTTCGGCTCTTACGCGATTTTTACGACGACAAACGCATCAGCGTCCGTGAGCACCATTGCTGGCGCGGATTGGGTCATTGTCTGCGTCACTGCCGGATCACCGGTAGTGGTCCAGACTTTCGGATAGCGCGTGGCCTCGCTGATACCCTCTTTCAAAGCGTCTTCGTCCTGGATTGCGCCATAAGTGCGGAGTCCGCGATTTTTTGTGTTGCCCAAAATCATCGTGCTATCCGGCATATAACGCTTTTCAGTGCCTGTCTCCGGATCGATGTATTGTCCTTTGTAGACAAACAACGCTGTGTCACCGTAATAGCCCTTAAAGCTAACAACGTCGCCCAGGTTTTTCAGCGCGATCTCGAGCTGGCTGTTTGAGCCGCGACGCGTATCCAGCGCCGTCCAGAATTTTTTAAAGCGTTTAAGCTGCTTCCAGGCTTTACCGTCCATAATGATGACGTTGACTGCACCGGAGGCGAGGTCCGCGTAGGATTCGATATCGTCGCTCGGGTCATACGTTTCCGCGTCCTGCGTAGACCAGGCTGTCGAACCGGACTGAGTAACGTTATTCGTCGCGCTGCGGCTCATGTCGATCTCATAGGTCTCGATATTGCTGCCGGAGACGGTGTACTTACCGTACAGAACCGCCTGCACTGCCTGGAACTCTTCGAGCTGGCTGATGCTGAGCTCCTCGTCGAGCAGATTCTGCATGATGATTTTTGCACGACGTTCGACCGGCATTTCCGGCTGGCCAATCTGCTCACCGGCGGAGCGCTTGATGCTCATATTCGGATTGATCGTGTGCTTCGGCTTCGTGTAACCCGGTTTGAAATGGTTCGTTGAATAGCCGCGAGTGCGGTCAACTTTGCCGGTGATCATCGGCGCGCAATACACGGCCATGTTCACTTTTCCCGGGATTTTATCCAGAAAAACCTCTTCGCTCTTAAACGTATAGGTCTCACGGAAAAACAATCTTAAAAACAACGGATTGAACTTAAATACCTGCTGCGTTGCGGTAATCAGTTCTGACGTAGTAAACGAATCGCTCATTTATATATCCTGTATAAAAAAACCGCCCGTAGGCGGCTTGTTTTGAATTCTTGGGGCTATCAGCTGACGCTGATCGGCGTACCAGCAAACGCTGATTTGCGTTTAGCTACGTCGGTAACCGTCCCCCAGTTAATCGCCGTATAACGGAACGATCCTGATTTATAGTACGAGCAGTCTACAGTACTGGAGCCCGTATTGACCGCAGTGGCCGTAAGGCCGACAGCTTTACCGACTGAGCCGTCCCACACTTTAAACGACCCCGCGGTAGCATCCACCATGACCGGCGTCAGCCGGGGTACGTTGATCCCGCCCTGAAAATGACCGACGGTCGTCACAACGAGATCGGGTCCCAGAATAAAATCATCTGGGCTATACGTTTCTGTGGTCATTATTCATCCCCTAAAATTGAACGCCCTGCCGCGACGAGCATCGAGACGTTTGCGGTTGTTCCTGTTGCCGTAGTGCTGCCGGCATCCTGAATCGTTGCCGGTGATTCAGTGCTCATTAGTGTATCGAGCGCCGTTTCTGTCCGCGCCTGCGCCGTTTGCGGTGCTGCCGCGAGGACCACCTGCGCCTGCTCGACGGTCATCCCGGGGACGCCGGCGAGCGCTTTTGCCTGTGCTTCGCGACCGACAGCTTCGGGGCAGTTGATAATGGCCATTACGCGCGCCAGTTCACCCGATGCGGCGTCCGTGCGAATCTGCTCCGTGTTTAACACAACCGGCGCGACCGTGGACGTGTCCGCGGTTTGTTCTGTTGTCGTGGTCTCCGCCGTGGTTTCTGTACCTGGCATAAATCGCTCCATTTTTGGTTTCAGTGCGTCGGCCATCACTGCGATAGCGTCTGCGTAATTAACGAGTTGATCAGCGAGACCAGATTTGATCGCGTCTGCGCCGGTAAATACTGCGGCCTCCGTGGCCAGCACCCTGGATTTTTTCAGACCGGTATAATCCGAGACTTTTTGCGCGAACTGCTCGCGCGTGCTGTTAATACTCAGCTGGAATTCGTCGCGAACGTCGTCAGGCAGCTGGGAATACGGGTTACCGTCGACTTTGTGCGCGCCGGCGTAAATCAGTGTCACGTCAACGCCGGCAATCTCCAGCGCCTTTTCGACACAGCGGTGGGCCATCAGAACACCGATTGAACCAACCGTGCCGGTCTGCGTTATCAGCCGGCGCGAACACGCTGACGCCAGCAAATATGCGGCGCTGCAGGCCGTATCGCTGGCCAGCGCCCACACCGGTTTTTGCTCTCGCGCCCGGGCGATTAGATCAGCGGTATCAAACGCGCCGGCGACCTCACCGCCAGGGGAGTCAATATCCAGCAAGACCCCCTTAACATCGGGATCAGCAATCGCCTGCTGCAGACGTTTTGCGATTCCGTCGTAACCGCTCATCCCACTGACCGGATTGATATAACCCAATTTATGAACCAGCGTCCCGGTAACAGGCAGAACGGCTATACCACGCTCCACGCGGTACGACTTCTGACGCGATCGCTCGCTGCTGTCCCACCCCATCGCGAGCGCGTTCATTTCGTCGCTGCTCATTACCTCTCCGGACGCTGTATCAATCAGTCGTCTGGCACCGAACCGATCGCTCAGCGCCGAAAAAAATACACGCGCGTAAGTGGGCTCCAGCAACAGCGGTTGATTGAACGCCCGGGCGGCGAGGTGCGGAAAATTATTCCACGGCATCAGTTACCTCCCCAGCCGTTATCGTTGGTATTTGAAGGATGAGAGACAGACCAGGACGGCTCGCTCAACCCCATTTCGCGCCGGCGCTGAATTTCGTATTCCTGTTGCTCCATAACCTCTTCGTAGTCCTGCCCCTGCAGCGCCAGTTCATTCTGATACGTGCTGAGGCCAGTCGTGATTCGCATTGCGCTCTCCTGAACTTCTTTCAGTCCGTCGATCGCCATTCGGCCAGCACCGATCCAGAGCGCGTTCGTCCAGGAGTTCCGCGCCTCATAAAACGACCGAACCGCGGAGCTAGGCAGAGTGATAATCCCGCGTGCCAGCGCCTCTTCAAACCAACAGCAGAACATCAGCGACGCCTGTCGCGCGGCGATAAAACGTCGACGCCCCATGAAAAATCGCCAGCTGACGTTAGCGCTGGCCCGGGCGCTGGAGTAACTGACCTGGCTGTAGTCCCGGCTCAGTTCTTCGTATGACGCGCCAACGCCAGCTGCAACGTAACGCAGGAGTGATTTTTCCAGTGAACTAAAACCAGCATCAGCATTCTGAGCGGTCTGTAAACTGAGTTTGTCGCCGGGATGCAGGTGGGGAACTTTCACGCCACCGAGCTTGATATTTGCGCCGTTGTAGTACGTCACGTAACTCTGAATAAACGAATTCAGAGGGTTCGAATCGATATCAGTACCCGCGCCGGCGATATATTCAAACGCCTGCTGGCTATCGAGCTCTGATTCGATTGTCGCGGCGTACATCGCTTTCACGATGGCGCTCTGCAGCTGTGTTTGCTGCAACGTATCGAGCATTTTCAGGCGCTCCATGACGCTGTAAAAAATATTGTCCCCGCGGGTCTGTCCGTCCTCGAGCGGCTCGAATATGTGGATGAATGCGTGTCTGCCGCTGCTGAGCTGTGCTGGGATACGCCGGCATTTACCGACTCCGCCGAGAGGGTAAGTATCCTCGGCTATCCAGTACCCGACCGCGGCCCCGTTTTTATCGATATCAACACCGGCGCGGCGAAATTGAGTGTCAGCTGCGTAACCCGGATTTCGAATCCGTTTCGGTGAGACCATTTTGAATCGCGTCCGAAAAACGCTGCCGGCACTACTCTCCCAGACTGGTTGTACGCAGGTTTCACCGTTGAAAGCGTGAGTAGCCACGCCCTCGCGGATCATCATTGTGAACGTCCGTTTCCGCTCGATATCAATCGTGCAGTGAGGGTCCTCGGCGTATTCAGTCCACGCTACCTCGACGTCACGCGCCAGCGCCCTGGCGTCCTCGCGAGATATGCCGAGGTAACGCCAGTTAGGGCGATAACTCAACTTAAACAGATTGCCGACGATATGATCCTGGTGCAGTTGCACGGCGTTCGACGCGACGCCGTTATTGCGAACGAGATCGTCTGCTCGCGCGTTACCGCGATAAAAATTCGGCAACAGTGCTGCGTCGGCGCTCTGCTGTGGTGCGTTCCAGTCAATCAGCTGGCCACCGAAACCGGGACCGCCGCCGTTATACCCCGCGTAACGGCGTAGTGGCGTTTTACCGTCAGGCCCGAGCAGCTGCTGCGGAGCAGTCATAATCGAACTCCCACGGGCCGACGGCGTCCCGTACTCAGACCGAGCTGTGATTTCAGCTCGATAATGTACGTTCGGAGCTGCTCAATACTCGCCTGCGAGTATTGATAGCTCCGGTTATTTCCTGCTGAATCGCCGTGAGACAGCGACACGGTCGATTTACCCGTTAATAATTTGTGCAGAGCGATTTCCGCTTCCAGCAGTCGTTCTGTTAAAACCTCGCGCGACGTCATTAGCTCCCTCCGAGCATTCTGGCCATCTCCTCGAGAGACAGTTTGTTTTGTGATTTTTTCCGTTGCTCAGCGAGCGTCTCGAGATTGAGCTGAAAACGAATTTTACTGATACGCAGCGCCGCCAGTCCGTACACCCAGCAGTCGAGCGCTTCATTTCGCCGGCCCTGATTGTCCCAGCGATAAACGACGCGACCGTTAATGAGTTTTGGGATCAGAACTTCGGAGACGAGCTGTTTTGCCTCTGTCGTGCCGAATATTTCATCGTCGTTGGGAAAATGAATTGCGCCCGGTGTCGCCGATTTAGGGTCGGGTTCCAGCGGCAGACGCATCGCGAGCAAATCTTTTGCCGTATCAGTACCGATTAACGATAAATAAACTTTATTCGCGTTACGGGTACGCGGCATATTTACGACCGGCTGGCCGTATGAGCTCGCGCCTTTGATCGGAATGACCCACAGCGGACCGAGTTTGAGCGAGCGGTTATAAACGACCTGCGCGTCTATACCACCGGTATCCCACGCCCAACGACTGACGCCGATTGTGGTCCCGTCGCTGCGCTGGTATTGTTTACGAATCACTCCGTCGACGCGCTGCAGCGTGTCCTCCTCGTCGTAGCGACCGAGGACGATTGTTTTATCAATCAGCCAACACTCCTCCTCAGATCCCCAGCCCCACACGTAACACTCGTAGCGCCCGGACGTCTGAGAGTCGATGCCGCCGGTTATATAAACAACACCGTCAGGAACCTGGCTGGCGTATTTTTCCCGGCGATTAACGAGAATATCGTGCTCCAGCTGCTCGCTGGCCACGTCGCTCCAGAGCTCGCCGAGCGTCGTGTTATGAAACGTTTTTTCTTTGAGTGGGTCGCCTTTCGCTTTCAGCCACTCGCTGACAATCTCGCCCCAGCCGTCGAGATTCAGTGAATACAGGGCGTTTATCACGATCGCCGCGTGTTTCGGCGCGCGAACGACACCACCGTCGTGATCAAAAAAATGAATGCCGTCCCGCGTCTAGGTGCAGTCCTCTGCTATCCAGCGCCCCGCGAGCTCCATTTTTTCGAGATCGCGATAGTAAAAATGCTCCGGGCAGTGGCAGCACTGGTAATACGCGGACGACGATTTCGACTCGTTGGTCTGCAGGCTGTCATCCCACTTGAGACCGTATTCGATACCGTCGAAACCAAATACCAGGACCTGCTCCTCGCCACAATGCGGACACTTCAGGTAAAAACGAAACGTCAGATCAGCCGCGTCTTCCAACATTTCTATATGGCTTTTGCCGGTAACGGTCGGCGTCGAACCGAAAATTGCTTTTGGGTACGCTGCACCTTTAATTCGAACGAGCGCCAGCTCGATGGGCGAGCCCTCGCCCTTGCCTTTTTTTGCAACCTCCAGCGGCCAGCCGTCGACTTCGTCACCCTCGACAACCTGTTTCGTCAGTCGCCGGAAATTTCCTGGTGCACTCGCGCCACGAAAATCGATAATCGCCCCGTTCATCTCTTTACGCTGGAGATTGTTACGCTCGTTGCTTTTATCCCAGTCGGGGAAAATTTTCTGAATCACCGGCATTTCGGCGATAGCGGGGTCAACCTCGTCGGCGACAAATCCATCCGATTCGTCATCGATAGGCTGATAGACCACGGCACTACGTTTTTTGTGCTCAGCGAAATAGAGCAGCGCCGCGACGAGTATTTTTGTATAACCGAGACGAGCTGATTTGCGAACAGACACGATTTTTATCGCGTCGTTCGTCATCATATTTAACATCACTACCTGGACCGGCTGAGTCGTCCAGTGGCCAGCAATATGGCTTGAGCCTTCGGGAAGATAAAAATGTTTATCAGCCCACTCAACCCCCGTCATCGGTATCGTCACGCGCAAGGGATTCAACCCTGTCGAGATCGCGTTCGATATCGCTGACATCGTAATCGCTGAAGTCGATTCGTATGTCTGCCAGTTCATTCAGGGCTATTGCCAGCTCCTCTCGTAATACACTGCTCGCCTCCTGCGGCATTTCCGGCCACACCTTTTTTAACCGTGGTGGCCACGATTCGACACGGGTACGTAATTCAACTGCGACGCGAGATACAGCTACGCTGATTAATTCAATTGGCGCGTAGCGTTTAGCAAGAATGCGGCGTTTCACGCGAGCCATCAGGATTCGCTCCTGCCGTTCCTCATTTTTCAACCACTGCTCGCGATTTTTTTCGGGAGAATTGTCCCCCGCTTCCGGTTCGTCATTACTAGTTGTGTCGCGTCTATTGCTCCGGAGATAACGAATATAAAAATGGCGCCATGCGTCAAGTTCCCAATCGCCACGTCCTTGGGGGACTGGAGCTCCCGGAAGTTTTGCAAGATCGCGCAGACGACGATCAGATAGCAGTAAATGTGCTGCGACCTCAGCCTGACTTGCCATTAAAAATCCTCACCGGAACCGGAAATACCCAAAATGAAAAAATACTAAAAACGAGTGAGTTTTTGCGCGTCTACCGACCCTCGGTGTTTTGGATTTCGGAAAGGACCCGCGACCAGGGGGGCTATCTCCCTTTCAGGACAGGAATCGGGGGCTCGCATCAGGTCTATCAAACTCGTGCGAGCTCCTCTTATCTACATTGTTCAACTTTAAGAGAATGTTTACGCCGCGAAGCGGAGCCTTCAGATGAGATACTTCAGGTGATTATGGTTCAGAACAACTGGCGCGCAACTAAATGGTCAAATCGGTTACCTTAATCTGTTGAATGTGTGCCGCCTTGAAACAAAAAAGGCGGCCTCTCGTTTAAGTAAAACGTCTCTTTCATCAGCCACCAGCTCTTTGGCACATTGCGCAGTTGTTTTTTATACGTCGGCGAGCTGTTGCGAAGCTCAGTCCCTGCGCGTCACACCATTCTTTCGGTGATACACATGATTTGACGTACTCGGACAGGAACCGCTTCTGAAGCTCAAGCCCAGTCCCGGTTTGCCATTTGGAATTTTTCATTAACTTGTTATTCTTAAATCAATTCTCTGGAGGCTAAAAATGAATGAACTGGTTTTGACAATACTCAAACTCGCAGCAACAACTGCTACCTCGAATATTATTGGTTTTGACGTTAGAGATATTAGTGTTCGCGATACCAGAAATCCTACATTCCCAGTAGAGAGCGAGGAGATTACAGCTGAGGCTCTACATTCCTATTCAAAAATCGAGCAAGAACTTGCCATCGCCAGACGCACTTTAATCTCTGAAACTGTCGAAATAGAAGAATATTACGGCAACTCGCTGAAGGGCGACGTAGGCGCGAAAGTTAGCGCTACCGATGTCGGTCTGGCAGCAAGCGCTGAAAAAGGAAAAGTTACGAAACGCATTATCAAATTCACTGGATTTAACTCTGAAACCGAATCAATACTTAATGCAATGGAAGCATCTCTCCTTTCGAAGTTGAAAGCTGAGCTTTCTGCCAAGAAAGATAGCGAAGCAGCAGAGTCGAGCATTATCGTCAAAGAATAATGATAAATGCCATTACTATATGTCTTCCCATGGTGATGGCAATAAAAACCGCCCATAGGCGGTTTGATTTCACTTAGCAATCGACCAGATAGTCGTCTATATTTGATACACTTGCATAATTGCGGTCATCTGGTAATGGAAACAATGGATCATAAATAACCCATTGCGCCTCAGACATTCCATCCTGGCCTTGCTCGTTCTTACAAGAGCGCAGTTTATAGTGAATAATTTGTTCTACGTTGCTATATTCATTTCTTGCATAAATCTCATACTTATTATTACCTGGCAATAGCAATGTCTTAACAAGTTTTAACTTAGGCATAATATTTCCTTATGTCACATTAGTGAACCATATAGTTTTTCTATAATGCCAACTCGTAAACCTAATTCAAGGTACTTAATACCGAAAACAGCAAGTTACAATCACTTTGCCTGACAAGCCGTTACGACACCGGTTGAATCAATACAACCACCGTTCGCAGTAGTAATCTTCGTACCCGGCGCGATCGTCACGTGTTTAATGCTGCTGCCGTCAGCGCGAGTCGCTTCGGTGTATGTCGAATGTGTGCAGCCTGCCAGCGTGAAGAACGCGACAGCTAAGAGGAGTTTTTTCACATTTTACCTACGCTTCTGAGATAGATTTCTCAGCATTCACCAATGGAAGTGATTGTGGAACATCCGTTTGACCTGTTGGCCAGCGATAGCCGGTAACGCGTGAGCTCGGAAACGCTTTGATATTCACTGCGTCTGCCTGGTTGCCACCCAAAATCATTAAATCCCCGGCGGCATTTTTCCCGACAACAAAACCAACGTGGCCACCGCCAGACCGAGACAGAATAGCAATGCATCCATAGGCGGGCTCCTTCAGTTCATTACCCCAATCGAGATAAGAATTCGCAGACTCAAAACGCGTTGAGCGAATACCAACACGTTCCAGCATTGCTCCGGTGAAGGCGGCGCACCATGGTGTTTCGTCATCCTTAATACCGCCGCGTTTGATATCTTTCCAGTACTGCACAATTTCTGCAGCATGTTGCTTCCCTTTCATTTCCCGGATGCCGAGATTTTTTCGTGCCTCAATTAGCCATTTAGGATCGGTCAT